ATGACCACATCAATCACCGTCACTCGTTCCCGCATCGAGTACATGGTCACGCACAAGCGCAAAACCAAGTACGTCACCATCGAACGGCATCTCGATTCCGTCACTGTCGGCGCTATACTCAGCGACGGCATGCACACCGAGTTCACGCTACGCACTGGCGCATCGCAGTACAGTGATGACCAGCTGCTTCGTGCTATCGGCGCAAAACCGGATGAACCATTTGAGATTGAGTGGGACCACGTGTTTCAGCGGGTCACACCCCGAAAGGCAGGCCGCCGATAGTTACCTACATCGCCGACAGCGTCATACCGGGCATGACGATGGAAGAGCACGTTGCCTACATGGCACGCATCTCGAATCCCGAAAATCAGATGAATCACGAAACGGCGCCTCGCCTCGTAGCATATCTGCAGAGAAAGGCGCACTGGTCGCCGTTTGAGATGGTGTCCATCACAATGCAGATCGACACCACGCGCGACATCGCACGGCAAATCCTGAGGCATCGTAGCTTCAGCTTTCAGGAGTTCAGCCAGCGCTACGCCGTGGCCGAGCTCGGCACGGTGCTCCGTGAGGCACGGCTCCAAGACACGGCGAACCGGCAAAGCTCCCTCGAGGTGGATGACGATGTGCTTCAGCGCAAGTGGGCACTACAGCAAGAGCGGGTCGCCGAGCAGGCACAGCACGCCTACGAGTGGGCACTCAGTCACGGCATCGCCAAAGAGGTGGCCCGTGCCGTGCTTCCCGAGGGGCTGACGATGTCCCGCATGTACGTAGCCGGAACCCTGCGGAGCTGGATACACTATTGCGAGGTGCGCAAGAAAAAAAGCACACAGAAAGAGCACCGTGCCATCGCCGAGCAGGCATGGCAGCACATTGTAGAGCGGATGCCGAGCGTGGAGGGGCTGGGATGAGATACACACTGCACCACGGCGATAACCGTGAGGTACTACGCACCATGCCGAGTGACAGCGTTGACAGCATTGTCACCGACCCGCCGTATGAGCTCGGCTTCATGGGGAAGAAATGGGATTCATCAGGGATTGCCTACGACCAAACGCTGTGGGCGGAGTGCCTGCGAGTGCTCAAGCCGGGCGGGCACTTGATTGCATTCGGCGGCACTCGGACATATCACCGCATGACCTGCGCCATCGAGGATGTCGGCTTTGAGATACGTGACTGCATTCAATGGATTTATGGCTCGGGATTCCCGAAAAGCCTTGACGTGAGCAAGGCATTGGATAAGCAGGCAGGGGCTACGAGGGAGGTGGTGGGAAGCAAACACGGCGCAAATCTACTTAAATCAAACGCATTTGCAGACAGGGCGATAAACGGGCATAATCCAAACGTCGCCATCACCGCTCCTGCCACGCCAGAAGCCCAGCAGTGGCACGGCTTTGGCACTGCGCTCAAGCCCGCCAATGAACCCGCCGTCCTTGCACGGAAGCCACTGTCAGGCACGGTGGCGGACAATGTGTTGACGTGGGGATGCGGTGCGCTCAACATTGACGGGTGCAGGGTGGGGAGTGAAATAAGAACAGTGGGGAGTGCATCAAGTCTTGGCAATGGATTGACAATGTCAGGTGGTAAGGCGACGAAAAAAGAAATCTATGATGTCACCGGCCGCTGGCCCGCCAACGTCATCCTCGATGAGGAGGCGGCGCAGATGCTGGATGCGCAGAGTGGGGAGCGACACGGCGGTGGACACGCACGGCACAGCACAGGCGCACCAAGCGTGGCAAAGGGCAAAGAGTACGCTAGAGTATCGCACGGCCACTCCGACTCTGGCGGCGCCTCACGCTTCTTCTACGTTGCCAAAGCATCGAAAGCGGAGCGGGAGGCGGGGATCAATGCGCCACCAGGTGAGCGGGGTAACATTCACGCAACGGTCAAACCCATCACGCTCATGCGCTACCTCGTCCGCCTCGTCACTCCGCCGGGTGGTGTGGTGCTTGACCCGTTCATGGGCTCGGGGTCGACGGGGTGCGCCGCCATGCTCGAGGCGATGCAATTCATCGGCATTGAGCTGAGTGCCGAGTACCTCGAGATTGCACGGAAGCGCATTGAGTTTCATGAATACACCGTGCGTGAAAAGAATCCGATGGGCTTGTAATTTGACGCACTCCGTACAATAGAAGTAGGAGGCATCATGACAGGATTTCGCCACGACTTCCGCCACTGGCCCAGCGTCGCCGCATTCCGTGCGCACCTCGCCCCGCATCATCCGAGCATCGCATGGTGGGCGATGGGCGTCACTCTGCATCACACATGGAAGCCCCGCCGGCAGGATTGGCGTGGGCTCCGCACCATGCAGGGCATCAAGAAGTACTACGAGGGGCTGGGCTGGGATGCGGGCCCGCATCTGTTCATTGCGTGCGGCTCCCCTGATCCGGCCGACGATGGCATTTGGCAGATGACGGCGCTCAACGAGATGGGCATCCATGCGGGCTACCCCGCCAACCGCCAGCATTGGGGCATTGAGGTCGTGGGCAACTACGACGCCGAGTTGTGGAGCATGCCACTGCATGACTTGGTGGAGGGCGCAACGCTGGCACTGCTGGATTGGCGTGGCCTTGCGGTCGGCGCCAAGACACTGAAAGGGCATCGTGAGTGGGGAAGCCCGAAGACGTGCCCGGGCAAGGCGATTGATATGGACATCATCCGACGGGATTTCGCACAAGCACAGATGAGGGAGCAATGACGGAGAGCGTAGAAGTCAAGCTTGCGAGGCTTGAAGAGAAAATCGACCAAGTGCTACGGCGCCTCGAAAACGGAGACCGGCAATTCCGGGAGATGGACGGACGAGTTGCGCACCTCGAGCAACAGATTAACCGACTGTGGGGCGGCATTGCCTTGGCCACGGTCATCATCCCGCTGATTATTCGCTACATGATGGGAGGCTGATATGGAAAAGCCATGGTATCAAAGCAAGACATTGTGGGTCAACATCCTGACATTGCTTGCGCTCATTCTTGGCACAGTGGCACAGTGGCCAGAGCTCCAAGCGCTGGCCCCGCAGTTGCTCGGCGCACTCAGCGTGGTCAACATTCTGCTCCGCCTGCTCACCGATAAGCGCTTGGTGTAGTCATGGCGACACGGAAGCCGAGTGCACGCCGTGAGGTATCACTCATCCGTGTGCCGGAGGTGCTGGACGCCATTGAGGAGCTGGGCATTGTTCAGCACGCATGCGCCGCCGTGGGCTTTGACCGTCGAACGCTGTACCGCATGATGGAAACCGACGCCAGCGTTGCCGAGGCGGTGCGAGGAGCGGTGGAGCGGGGCAGGGAGAAGCGGCGCGACTACCTCGAGAGCCTTGCTTACAAGATGGCGCCAGAGAATCCCGTCATGGTCATGTTCCTGCTGAAGCGTGAAGACCCGAGCTACAGGGAAAGCTACAATGTCCACAACACTAGCACCCCAACCGACTACGTCATCGACCTCGCCCTCCCCGTTGACGGTGAAGCACACGACGCAGACCCCGCCACAGCGGAGGTTTTGGAGTGATGCACACCGCTTTCGACTTTTCGTTGGTGGTCGTGGCAGTGGCAAGACACGAGCCGGTGCGGTGGAAGTGCTCCGCCAGCCGCCGGGTACGACGTCGCTCATCATCGCCCCTACCTATCCTATGCTCCGCTTAGGCGCTATGGAAACTATTCTCGCCCTCGTGGCACAGATGGGCGTGGCGGTGTCGTGGAACAAAAGCGACATGGAGCTGAAACTTTTGGGCGACCGGCGCATAATCTTCCGCAGTGCGGACAATCCCGACCGGCTTCGTGGCGCTAACGTCGGATTCCTGTGGCTCGACGAGGCGGCGCTCATGGACGAGGAGATTTGGCCCATCGCCATTGCCACGCTTCGGCATCGCCCTGGCCGTGCGATTGCGACGACCACACCACGTGGCAAGAATTGGTTATACACACTGTGGACAGACGGTGGAGAGGACTACAGCATCACGGAGAGCGCAACGACGGAAAACACGTTCCTGCCTAGTCACTTCGTGGCCACGCTCAGACAGAGCATGACCTCGGAGATGTATGCGCAGGAAGTGCAGGGGCATTTCATCGATCCGCTTGGCTCGTTGTTCCAGCGCCATTGGTTCACCGTAGTGCCCACCGCTCCGCAGGGTCTTGCATGGTCGCGGTACTGGGACCTCGCCGCCTCGACCAAGCAGAGCGCCGACTACAGCGCCTCCGTGCGGGTCGCTCTGCATGACGGTGTGCTGTACATCGCTGACGGCATCAAGCTGAAAGCAGAGTGGCCAGACGTGCGCAAAGTCATCGTTGCCACCGCTCTTGCCGAGCAGGGCACGGTGCTCGGCATCGAAGAAGCCTTGCACGGCTTGGCGGCAGTGCAAGAGTTGCGACGCATGCCAGAGCTAACGGCGACCACGTTGCGAGGCATCAAGGTGGACAAGGATAAACAGAGCCGAGCGATGCCGTGGGCGGCACGTGCCGAAGCGGGAGCGGTGCGCATCGTGGCAGGGAGCTGGGTAAAAGACTTTATCGACGAGGTGGTCGCATTCCCGAGCGCACCACACGACGACTATGTAGACGCGGCGTCGGGCGCAGTCGCCATGGTGGCACGCCCCGCAGTGAAATGGGGGTTTAGCTAATGCCTATCACATCGTACCCGGGATGGGTCGA